GCCCTGTACACTCCTGCTCAGGACAACCACAGGATTTACAGTAAGAGTGGAAACATGATGGGATTCAGGGGTCAATTCCTTGAGTATATTGGTCCCAATGGTATCAAGGTGAACATCGTCCATGATGCCCTGAAAGACGACTTTGCTCGGAATAAGATTTACTATCCCGGAAAGCAGGGTCTTGCTGAGTCCTACGTGTATGACATTCTGAACATGGGTACTTCCGATGGAAAGCCTAACATTCAGAAAGTCGCTCTTGCCAAGTTTGGAGACATTCGTGGATATGAGCCTGGACTGCGTGATCCCTTCACTATTGGTCAAGCCAACAGGGTGATGGCGAATCCCAAAGATGCTTGGACCGAGCACAGAGCGTACACTGGTGGAGCAATCGTTTACGATCCCACAAGGACCGCAACATATAAGCCTATCATCCTCTAAGAGGGTAACAGGTAAGTTCTTATACATATTTAAAGAAGAAGAAAAATGGCTAAAAAAGATGGCGACGTTGCGGAAGCTAAGGCTCCTGCAACAGAAGAAGTAAAACAGGCATTTCGGCTGCCAAATACCAAAGTCCACGTGAAGCCTATCCTCCGATCTGGAAGATGGCTTCCCGATGGACACTCGGGATCGTTCATGTATGATCATACCTCGATTGGTGTTAAAGTCCCTATCCACAAGGATACGGGCAGATTGATTGACCCTCTCACGAGAGAGGAAAGATTGTTCTTTGAAACAGAAGCAGGTCTTGATCTTGAGGTAGGAGATTTGAATCCTTATAAGAAAAAGGATAATTTTTGGTTTGGTTTCGATGTTAATGTTCGCAAGACTGACGACATCGTGACTGACAAAACAATTCTCATGACTCTTGATCTGAGTGACGCTATTCAGTATTTGCAGTATAAAGTTCTACTTGCAAACTCGAATCCAAGTGGAGGCGTAGTAGCTCCTACATGGGAGAAGAGACTTTCAAGTGGTACTTACCGGATTGCTTTACAGCATGAAGGTCAGCAACATACTGATAAAGTTAAGAAGGCTGATAAGATGAAAAAAGCTTACAGATATTTCAGTAAGATTGATTCATCTTCAGAAGCCATGTTTGACTTTTTGACAGTTTACTTCCTTGAAAATGCCAAGAGTAAACGTCCTTCCGAAGATTCCGATAAGGACTTTTATTACTCGGAAATTCAAGACCTGATTGATACTGATCTTGAAGGAGTCTGTATAATTATTGACGACGCTAAAAACTATGACTACAAATTGTTAGTTCATAGAGGATTGAAGGTCGGAGCACTGAAAATGGTAGGTGGTTCAAACATCGAAACTGTTGACGGTATGCCAATTGGAAAGTCCCTTTACCAGTGTATTCAATGGCTTAAGGACGACAAACATCAGGACGAATATTTACGATTGAAAAACCAGATTGATCTTGCTAAACAATAAGCAATGACCGCAGAACAAATGAAATATGAGTTTGACGTTGGTTACGATAAGATAACCAACTTCGATGCTCCGGGATATGATCCGAAAGAGATTTCGACATTCCTCACCCGAGCACAGGAGAGTCTCATTTATGAGATACTCGATAATAGTGCTTATAATGAGAGGAACAAGAAAGCTATGTCTCGTCTGAGGCAGGTCATTCCCCTTTCGACATTTGTTGCTGGAAATTACCCAAATGGATTCATCACTCCTCTGCAAGTTTATCTTGCAGGGGGTGTTGATTTCCAACTTAATGCTGGTACTATTACTGACTTGACTAATAAGAGATTCATCACATCCGGATTTCGTATTGGTGATGTAATTACTATAACAGATGCTACAACTCCTGCTAATGATGGACAGTACAGTGTAACTGGTGTTACTGATGATACATTGACTTTATCATCTGAAACACAAGTTGGTACGCCTGAAGCAGGAAAAGCAGAAACAACTATTATTACTGATCCTGTTCTCAGGGTTCGTAACGAAAGAGCTGATGTTACACTTATCGCAGGTAACTTCTACTTTGGTAAGATTGCAGGTAATACAATCGAAAACGTAGAAATAGACCCGATAGATGATGATTTCTATACTGCAAATAAATCTAATCCTTATAAGAAACCATCTATTAAAAAGATTTGGAGGATCGACAGTGCAGACGAGACTCAAAAACAACATGAGTATATAACTGATGGGACATTTACCCTCACGACTATACATCTGCACATTGATCGGAAACCAAGACCAATCATTGTTCCTGAAACCAGTGCTGTACAATATGCTGATACTGATGGAACAATAGATGGTATATGGTTCGTAGATTATGATGGAGTTTTAGGTGATGTTGATCACGGACTTAATTGTTTACTCGATCAAAGCATACATCGTGAAATTGTAGATAGAGCAGTTAAACTTGCTTATGCTGCACTTCAGGATGAAAAAGGATTTCAGATTAGTTCCGTACAAGAACAACAAGAACAACAAAAATAGAACTTTTAGTTTAACTTAATACCCATAAGAAAATGGACACAATTAGAAATGTAACTCAACTATTGGTCGGTGCAGATGTCTCCTTGACAGCTTTAACTGACTTGGATTTAATCACCACCTACAGCCAACTTGCTGATGGTGAGATTGCAATTCTTGACCAATATGATCGTTATCTGGATGGAACAACTGCTGCTGCTAACGGACTGATTAAGTACGTGCAACGTAGTGGTACGAAACTGCTTCATTCAGATATTATTGATCTGAATAAGGGACTCAGGGTGTACAGCATTAACACTGCTGCTGCTGAAACTCAGCAAACTGATTATGTTGGATCGAATGGTACAACTGGTTCGATTACCGGAGTTGCCTCCAATATTTACACTATCCGTCTGAATATCCTTGATAAGACCACTGCTGGTTTCATGCAGCAGAAAATCAAGGAAGGCTTCTACAAGTCGAACGCTTTGGCTGCAAGTTATACTGAGTGGGCTATTGCTGAGGGACTTGTGAAAAGTCTGATTGCAAACTACTCTCGTGAAACAGAGCAGGACCTCACTTTTGGAGTGATCAACAGTGGAGCACGAGTTGCTTTAGGTACAGGTGCAGGTACAGTAACCTTCACAAAAGGAAGCAAGTATGCTGTCTTTGGAACAGCTATTGATGATGCAACCATCAACGCTGCTCTTGCAGTAGGTGATTTACTTGCAGCAGCAGTAGGTCTGACAGTACACACTTACAGAGTAGTTGCCATTGACGTACCCACTGAGACTGCCACACTGGACCATGCGTTTCAAGGAACAACTGCAACTGTTGCCAACGCTGCCGTAGGTCGTGTTGTAGCCGCAACTGCTCAAGCAGCCGATTACGGTGTGAAGATTCAGGGTGTGAACCGTCAGTTTAAAGCAGGTTTCTTCTGGTCCAATCCTATGTTTTGGGAGACTCAGGTTGACTTTGGTGATCTTGCAGGTGATGTCCTTGTCACATCTACCGCAGCTTATCCCGGAATTGGAACCGGAGATTATGTTGCCAACCTTGAAGGAGAACTTCAGGCTGATGAGAATATCTATCGCTCCTTTGTCGAAGGTGGTGTTGTAAACCACACTGATGCAATTCCCGGAAATGGAGCAGATTATGATGTTCAGGTTCTCGAACATGATGGTGTGATTCAGAACGGACTTGGAGTGGAAGTAAACTCCCCCAAGACTCTTGAACTTGCTTGGAAGACTTCTTCCAACGCTGTAGCTGCTGACGTAGCTGCTGTTCAAGAACTTCTGTTCACCGCAGCCGGAGTTGCCTACACGACTCAGGCAGCAAACTTGACCTAAGATACCGGACTCTTATATTTAGCTTTAAAGGGAGCATGGACACCCATGTTCCCTTTTTTTCTATTATATTGATCGTAAATTTTTCACGATGGAAGATTCTCTTACGAAGTTAAAAGAATTGACTCCGCAGCTTCCTGATATTTCAGAAGTAGGATTCTATATAAAGCACATTAATAATTCTAATCGTGTTGCATACGTAGTGAAGGGAGGATTTGTTATTACTGAAGCATTGTTTAATATTCCAGAAATAGCAATAGCTAAAGGTTCAGCACCAAAAGGATTAAAGTTTCCTGAACACGATCATCCTGAAAAAGAATATATTCTTATTTATAAAGGAAGTGTTTTATTAGTAATGAATGGAAAAGAACATGTCCTTGAGGTTGGAGATATTGGTATAACTGAACCAGATATTCCTCATAGTTTAGTAGCTCTTGAGTACACGGAGTATATAGTTATTGTTATACCTTCATCAAAAGACTATCCTATACATGACACCACAACCTAACAATAATGATGGTTGGAAAGAATGGGCGAATTACGTTCTTAAAACTCTTGAGGAGTTGAAAAAGACTATCTCTGATAACAATGATCTTATTCACAAACTCAAGCTTGAGATTAGGATTATGCAAACCAAAATGTCCATGAGAGCAGGTCTAATAGGTGCTCTCACAGGTATGATACCATCTGTAATAGCATTGATCTACATTTACTTAAAATTGAAAGCACATGCCGTTGTCCCATAATTTAGGAGAGAAATCGCAGAAAGTGTATCAAACTTTACATCCTGATCTTCAGCGTATCATAAGTTGGATGTTAGATTATTGTGTTGTAGATTTCTCTCTCATAGAGGGACACCGATCAGTAGATAGACAATTTGAACTCTATAAGTCTGGACGAGAGTTTATAAATGGACGATGGAAACTGACCAAACCCAAGCTGAAAAAGACCAATATTGACGGTCATGTAGTCAAAGGAAATCACAATTATGATCCATCTCTTGCCTTAGATTTCTGTGCTTACGTACCAGAAAAACCTGAACTTGCTTGGGATATAGCACATCTCACATATATTGCTGCAACATTTGTATCTGTTGGAGAGTTTATGTACAAGGAAGGGATGATCACTCACAAAGTCCGTTGGGGAGGAAATTGGGACAAGGATGGAGACCTTGCTGATAACACTTTATATGATCGACCACACGTAGAATTGTATGAACCATGAGTGAGAACAGGATTATAAAGAACTCAGCAATGAGGTTCAGCCTTGTTGTTACTTCACTTGCAGTATGCTTGTGCTTCATAGCTATAGCGTTTCATATCGTAATGCAGACTGTTCGCAAAGAACCTCTTGATTGGGCGACTATGGGAGTATTCGCAGGTGGTATCGCAGCAGTTATAACTGGTGCAGGATGGAATAAAACGAAGCAAAAAGAAATTGAAATAAATGAAAAGGAGTAATGGAATAGGATTTTTCTTTTTCCTACTCGTGGGAATGATGGCAGGAGGTTGGTTAGTGTACAAATTCAAACCTCTTCCGAAAGGGAAAGTTATTGCTAATCAAACATCTATAGACTCCTTAAACGCTTTTATTGCCTTTACTGACTCCATTGAAAATCTTCCGATGGAGCCTGTTATTACTAAGACGGACACCGTATATGTTGAAGTTCCTGTCAAAGTCACCGTTCCTCACATTCCTGAACCAGAAGAAGTCGATTCTTCAATTACCAGATTCAGAGATTCTTTAGTAATAGAAAAAGAGATTAATGCGTGGATTGACATCATGGTAAAGGGTCATGTAGAAGACCTAAAAGTGCAGTGGGCGTATGTGCCGGTATTACGGGTCATTGAGACCACTACCGAACGCCCTGTGTATAAGCCTATTATAACGTCGATAAAAGTCCCTAAATATGTCACCGGGCATTACGTGTCTGCGATAGCAGGTGGCAACGGTAATTTGTTTACCTTTGGAATAGACTACGATTTGGTCAAATACAACCGGATTTACGGCTTTCAGTATAGACGATATGGTGATCAGAACGTCTATGGTGTAAAGATAGGTATCAATCTTAGTGCGTTATTTTAATTTAATCGTTAAAAATAAAATAAGATGAACCTTACTTTAAGTTTAGGATACAGTGAACAGAATGATAATAAAGCTCTCATTCTGACAGATACCAGTAACTACGATGTTGTAGTTCTCCCGAATCTTGTAGCAACCGATAGTCCTACAATAGATACCTTATATGAGATTGTAGCTCGTGATACAGTTGACTTCACAACTTACGGTGCTACAGATAACAATGCTGGAACAAGATTTATATGGACAGGAGCATCTACTCCGTTGTTAGGAGCAGATGAACTCAAGCAGGTTACTGCAAATGTACGTGAGATTACAGCACTTACCCTTGATACGACCATTACAGGAACGAATAATACACCTGTTGCTAAGAGTCAAATTGACCTCTACGCTCTGAATACAGGACCTTTTACAGATCAGTCTGAACTTGTTTATACCATTACAGCAGCACTTCTTGGAGATTCAGCAGACTCATTGCTTATTGATGGTCTGTATGCACTGGAATATAACGTGACTTATGATGGTGAAGATCAAGATGTAGGAAATCCTAATCCACAAACTCAACTTCTCGAAGTCACGATTCTTGTTTATGGTCAAGTAAAAGTAGCCGTGTACGACAAGTATCGACAGATTCCTGCATGGTGTAATTGTCAAGATCATGATGCTCTCCATAAAATTCTCGAAACAGACCTCTGTGGAGCTTACCTGACTGCAATCGAAACCTCCGCTTATCTTGCGAAAACTGAAGAGTTAATTAATATGCTTATCGTTCTTGAGGATATGGTTGAGAACGGTAGTAAATTATACTACTAATATGGGATCAGGAGTAATAGAACTCGGTGGTGGAGCAGGTACTCCACCTGTAGGCGATACGCCTTCAATCATTTTACCTGAAGTTGTACCGAGTCCTCCTTTACTCGTAGGGACCGATCCAATAACTGTATCCGATGATCCGATTCCAATTCCTGCTTATATTCCTGTTGATGGTGTAATACTTCTTGAGACTCCTGCTACACCTAACTACTCAGGAGTAAACAGATTGATTGATCTTATTGATGTCCGAAAGGTTAGAGGAGATAATCAGGTTCTATTTTATGATGCTGATACTCAGTATTATATACATGCAGATGTTCACAGTTTAATCACATTTCCCGTCACGTCTGTTTTTGGTCGTACAGGAGATATAATAGCTACGTTTTCAGATTATCTTGCTGCTCAAGTCGTGTATGATAGTACTTTTTCTCCGCTTATTTCCGGAAATGTGCAGGATGCTATTGACGAACTTGCCTCATCATTAGCACCAACTTTCCTTAATTTAACTGATGCTCCGAATAGTTATGTAGGTGAAGCTGATAAATATGTAAAGGTCAGAAGTGATGAATTGGGAGTAGAATTTGTAAATGTAGCTGTTATTGAATATGATCCTGCAAGTGATACCTACTATCTTCCTCCAACTGTTGATGGACAAGTTCAAAATCTTGGACAGGAAACGTTTATAAATGTTGTTGATCCTACATTATCAGGTGAAATAGCAGCAATTCCAAAGGTTTTCATGGTCGTGGGAACGAATGTTACCTATGCTAATTTCCTAAATGTAACCAAACCAAGAGCAGGAGACATACCTAAAGGTGTTCCATTTGGTCTGAATACCACTGATATTAACCCAACTACAGGAAAATTTAAACTCATTACTTACGGGTATGTCAATGGTGTAGATACCTCAACATGGAGTCTTGGAGACCTTCTGTGGGTCCATCCTACTATTCCCGGAGAGATGACCAATGTAGAATCTGCTGAGAATCCTTATGCAATAGGTATTGTTGCAGTAGAAGATAATATTGTGGGAAGCATATTTGTTTCTACAATCTATCCTATTGGTGTTGCTACTCAGAATCTTGCAGGTATCGTGCATCAGGATGTCTGGTTTACAGCAGATGCAGATGTAAGTCTTCCGAGTTATTATTCTGCAAAAAGACAGAATAAAGGTATTACTGCTTCTCAGGTTTCTCAAGTGATAGTTGACGATAATCAAACTCTTCCTTTTCCGGACGATTGGGTTGGTGTAATATATCCTATTCCTCAGACGTTTTATCAAGGCACTTATAATGGAAGAATTGAAGTATCGGTAGATGATTCCAGTGCAAATGAATTTATTACTGTAGAATTATATAATTGTGA